GCAACCGGTGCAGATTCGACGGTGACGGGTCCCACCGGTCATACGGGTGCTACTGGTGCAGATTCGACTGTAGCGGGTCCTACCGGTCCAACCGGTCATACGGGTGCAACCGGTGCTAATTCAACTGTAACAGGTCCTACCGGTCCCACTGGTGCAACCGGTGCTAATTCAACTGTAACAGGTCCTACCGGTCCCACTGGCGCAACCGGTGCTAATTCAACTGTAACAGGTCCTACCGGTCCCACTGGTGCAACCGGTGCTAATTCAACTGTAACAGGTCCCACCGGTCCCACGGGTTCTTCTTTTACAGGTGCGACGGGTTCAACAGGATCAACAGGACCAACAGGACCAACAGGTCTAATGGGTCCAACTGGATTAACCGGTCCAACAGGATCCTTTGGAGCAAGTTCAGACCAGTTCATATCCTTAACACGAACAAATGATGCACCATCAACAGCTGCATCATTTAATTGTTTCACAGGTGCAACAGGAGCAAATAATGTGACTCCCGCAGGAATTTCATTTTCGGCATCGACTGGTGCCTTCACTATTGCAATAGCGGGTACGTATTTGATTCACGGAGTTTTAATTATTGATGCCGTAACTGGACAACCTGAAACAATCCTAGCGACGATAAACAGAAATGGAACCACTATATGGAGCTACAACGTAGATGTATATAATATAGTTAGTCCAATTGCGGTGAACTTACAGATTTATCAGACATGTGCTGCAAATGATACGATTAATTTCTTACTTGATGCTGCTTCTGGAAGTATTACTCTCAAAGCGGGTTCGACTGTCAATATCACACGGCTTTCTGTAGGTCCTACAGGTGCTACAGGACCTACGGGTGCTACAGGACCTACGGGTGCTACAGGCAATACAGGTCCTACGGGTCCTACGAATAGAACAACTGGTAGTTGGACGGTACCAACAGGTACGAGTACACAAAGTTTTACAGTACCAATAAATGCGTCTTACTCATTATGGGTTATTGGAAATATCCCGAATGGTATTATTGCATACACAGCAACGGTCGCTGTTACAAACACCAACGTACCTGTAGTTGGTAGTCATTATGCTTGGAATTATACAGGTGGTGGTAGTCCCCTACTTATTACATCAATACCTAACCAAATTATTGGAACTAATAATACTATTATCACCACTACGGTTGTTACTACAACTGCCAATAGGTTTGATTTTGGTATCAACAACACCAGTGGTAGTTCCCAAACGGTCAACTACGGTTATACGACTCTTTAACAGTTCAATCTGATGTTGGTTCTTAATTGGATAGGATTAGGTTGGTAAAATTGGACCATGGTTAGAAGGAAGTGAAGCACTTCCTTCTAACCGACGTTGTTCTCTACACGCAATCACTTTGTTTCGAATAATATATACAGAGGAAAGAAATAATAAGCATAGTTCCAAGGAACTTCTTATCACAAGGGGTGTATCCTGTAATTGAGCACTATAATAGATCCACATCGAAGAAGAACATATATTTAATATGCAAAAAGTTAAGGATAAACTATTTGTACTTTTGTTTTTATACAATAAAAACATAAATATAAATCGCCCTACAACAGATACAGCTGTAGCTGTATAGGGGATACTTAGAATTTCTGATTGATTCATATTACTCCTATATAAATTATAAAGTTTAAATCGATCACTCGAATCCTAAAAATGTACGACCAATCTTACTTGTTACAAACATACCACAGCCGGATGCAATTTGTGCATAAAACACAGAGGTTCGTTTTGTGCAACACAATAAATACGCAGATAATCCAATAAACAGGAAGAAACTTAGCCAAAATAACTTTGTGAACGTATCCATGTTATATAATGGGTATAGACTTTAATTCTTAACGCCAAATTGTTTTAAAATCTTCAAGGGTATAATTCGTAAGACAGCGCGATTCGTAGATTCTAAAATAACGGAAGGAGCAACACCTGCTTCATACGCTTCCTTCCAACGGTACGCACAGAGACACCATTTATTACCGGCTTTTAATCCTGGAAATCCAGGAGCGGGAGTGATTAAATCATTTCCTTGGTCTTTGCTAAATTGTAAAAATGTATCAGTTACTACCGCACATACTACATGGGTTCCAGTATCACTGGGACCGGTAGAACAATATCCATTTCGGAAATAACCGGTCAGTGGATTCATATTGCATGGGACTAAGGGTTTTCCAAGTACATTTAATATACGACGTTTTTTACGTGTTGCGCGTTTCATCTACTCAATTACATATTTTAATTTAAACATACAGTAGAACATGGACCGCCGGATTCTTACAGATGCACAGATCGATGCCATCATCACTTCCGAATGTGTGTTGGAAGCGAAAGACCGATTAGCCACTTCAAATACCGTTCGCTTTACCATGGATCTTCCTATGGATGTAAAAGCCGTATTGCAGGACTCCTTGGGATTGGATCTTCCTGAGCAAGTTCCCCTACGCTGGATTAAGGGAGATACCCCGTCTCACGCAGATGCTGGACAATCTGTGTTTGAGCGTACCCACTTGGTCTATCTGACCGACAGTGATGGTGAGTTTCATCTGGGAGAAGAGACCTTCCCGATTTGTAAAGGTGAAAGCTTTGTCTTTCCCCACGGAACCCTACATGGAACCAGTCATACTGGTATGACACCTCGTTTGATGCTCGGTCCAATGAGTGAAGCGGCAGAGCCGGTGGGAATACCGGCAAATGGTACTTATTATTGTCTATCAGAAATTAACGCTCTTGCTGGTATATCATTTGTAAATGCTCCAGAAACCTTTACAATTCTTCCTTCTGGAACTGTGGGAGGGTATTTTGACTGGAAAATTGCTTCAAATAGTACCGGTACCTCCTCTCAAGCAGGCACATATAATGAGAATGATGTATTAAATTCAGATGGTGTATATTACTTGTATCCCGAAGGTGTTGTCTGCTTTGGCAAGGGAACCCTGATTCAGTGTGAAGGCGGATCAATACCGGTAGAAGAGTTGAAGGTGGGAACAAAGGTAAAAACCCTCAAACATGGGTACCGAGCCGTTACATTACTGGGAACAAGTGTTATACGTAATCGTGCTGACTCTGAACGAGTGCGAGAGCGGTTGTATATGTATCCTAAGGAACATCTGATCTTGACGGGTGGGCATTCTGTGCTTCTGGATGAGGTTTCAGGAACGCAGCTCGACCGTATTAAACAATCCTTTGGAAAAATACATTTTACGGAGGGGAAGATTCGTTTAATGGCAATGGATGATGATGAAGCAGAACCGTATCTCAAAAAAGGACCCTTTCCAATTTATAACTTTGTGTTGGAAGCTCCTAACGATCATACCAATTATGGTGTCTTTGCCAATGGAAAACTGGTAGAATCCTCCTTTCCTTATTGGGTCAAGAAGATGAATCTACTGGAATAAATATATATTACCACTGTTTGGGATAATGACTATATTTCATCTACTCAATTATATATTTTAATTTAAATATACAGTAGAACATGGACCGCAGGATTCTTACAGAAGAGCAGATCGAAGCCATTATCACTTCCGAATGCGTGTTGGAGGCAAAAGACCGGTTAGCCACCTCAAATACCGTTCGCTTTACCATGGACCTTCCAACCGAGGTGAAAGCCGTATTACAGGAATCCTTGGGATTGGATCTTCCTGAGCAAGTTCCCCTACGCTGGATTAAGGGAGATACCCCATCTCACGCAGATGCTGGACAATCTGTGTTTGAGCGTACCCACTTGGTCTATCTGACAGACAGTGAAGGTGAATTTCACCTAGGGGAGGAGTCTTTCCCAATTTGCAAAGGTGAAAGCTTCGTGTTTCCCCAGGGAACCCTACATGGAACTAGTCGTACTGGAGATATACCGCGTCTCCTCCTCGGTCCGATGAGTGAAGATGCCGAGCCGGTGGGAGGATTTCAGGTCCGTTATTATCCAACTCAAGCGGATGCTCTTGCTAATACAAATCAGCTTGGATATCTTAATGATCCTGGTGTGGGTCCCTTTATTGTTGGACAAACCACCAGTGGAACAACTGGAGGATTTACAATCTGGCGTATTGCCTCCAACAGTACAGGGAGTTCCAACCCGCTTGTCCCGTATCCGAATGAACAAGAAATGACACCTGATGGTTACTATTACGTGTATCCCGATGCCATTTGCTTTGGCAAGGGAGCCATGATTCAGTGTGAAGGCGGATCAATACCGGTAGAAGAGTTGAAGGTGGGAACAAAGGTAAAAACTCTTAAACATGGGTACAAAGCAGTTACATTACTGGGAACAAGTGTTATACGTAATCGTGCTGACTCTGAACGAGTGCGAGAGCGGTTGTATATCTATCCCAAGGAGAATCTGATTTTAACGGGTGGGCATTCTGTGCTTCTGGATGAGGTTTCAGGTGAGCAGCTTGAACGAATTAAGGAATCGTTTGGTAATCTCTTTTTCACGGAGGGAAAGATTCGTTTAATGGCAATGGATGATGAAACAGCCATACCATACCCTATCAAAGGACATTTCCCAATTTATAACTTTGTGTTGGAAGCTCCTAACGATCATACCAATTATGGTGTCTTTGCTAATGGAAAACTGGTAGAATCCTCCTTTCCTTATTGGGTCAAGAAGATGAATGCAATGTAATAATATCTAAAAAATTTAGATTATATTACCACCGTTTCCCGCAATGACTGTTATGCCCACCGCAACAATAATCTTCCTGTTTAAATCCTGATTCCATCTTACAACAGTCGGCATCATGATGTTCTTTTGCATTGGTACATTTTACCCCTACTACAGGATCATAATAGAGTCCACAGAACTTTTTTCCACACTCCCAACACCAGGAGCGACCGCATCCTGCCCCTTTGACAAACTGACCGGTGGTTTGCAATCCACAGGCAAAGATGTAATTACACGCATTATCTTTCAAGCACCAGCGATCGCACCACGGGCATTGTTTGGCGTCCATTTGATAGACAACATTTGAATGAACAGTTTAGACCAACTGAGTCAGATCAATTACAGAAACAGGATTTGATGGTCGATTCGGTCCGCTAGGACCGCTAGGTCCGCTAGGACCGCTAGGACCGCTAGGTCCGCTAGATCCGCTAGGTCCGCTAATACCGCTAATACCGCTAATACCGCTAATACCGGTTGGTCCAGACGGGCAAGGGCATGGAGCATTACTAGGTTCATGTGTAGCTGTAGGACCATTCATATATACATATACGGGTCCATGAATGGTTACGTTCAATTTGATTAACATTCTTTGTATATGAATAGGGATGGAGGATCGCTTTAAACAAGTGATTGAAAAAGAGTATGAAAATGAAAAAACACGAATAAACTATATTAGTCGTATGATTGGGTTAATGCGGAAATTAGATGCAGATTCCTTATTTACGGTATTGGAAGATCCGGTGCGCTGGTATCCGAAGATTCGTGAAGCGTACCCGAGTATTAGCACGCGTCGTAACATCTTAACGGTCTTCCTGGCACTCTTCACCAAAGACAAGGAACTGGAGGAAGATGTAGGAGGTCCAGAGGTGCAAAAGAAGTGGAGGCAGTATCATGATGAGCTAGGACGGTATCAAAAGACGCAGGAAAGTAAGAGCGAGCCTAGTAAAAAACAAGTGGAAAAGTATACCTCCTTTGAGGAAATTGAAAGCAAGTATCGTGAGCTAGGAAAGAAATCCCCTCATGCCAGTTTAAAAAGTAGTCAGCAGTATTTGCTCTTGTCCATTGTCTTGCATTTGAAACCAAAACGAGCGGATCTTGGAAGTATCAAAATTTATGAGGAAAAGAATCCCAACAAGACGGATGAGAATTACATTGTATTACGAACGCATGGATCGTCCTTCTTAGTGATGAATCTTTATAAAACAAGCAAGTTTTATCATACAGTGGAAGAGGATTTACCACGCGAATTAACGGAAGATTTACGAACATCGCTACGCCGGCATCCACGGGACTATCTCTTTATTTCATCCGAAAACAAGCCGATGAGTAATAATACGTATGCCAAGTGGGTGGGGAGACAATTTGAAGAATTATTTGGCAAAAGTACCGGTGTTAGCTTATTGCGACATAGTTTTATCAGTGAAAAACTGGATGTGGGAAATATGACCTTGGCAGAACGAGAAGATGTGGCGCGAAAGATGGGACATACGGTAGCCTTGCAAGATCGTTACAGATTTGTAAAACCAACCTTATGTCCTCAGATTTGCAAAGAATACATTGAGAAACATTACACACGAAAGAATCATAGCAATACAAATAAAAAGACACGAAAGAATCGAACTTAAGATCGCTTCTTCCATCGTCGATTCATACACAATATGCTAGATTTGCTCCCACTCCATGGATAGTCTGCAGGAATTGGAAGAACTGGTTCGAATTCAAATCGGATTTCCATGTGTAATCCACACTCTCCACTCTCTGCAAAATATGTCATTGCATTTATAAAGTCAATATGTTCTTCTTCAGACCAAGTATCCTCCTTACACAAGGACAATTCGGATATAATTTCTGAATAGGGGCGAATATATGGAAGAAGATCATAACATTTAATTGATTCAGGTTTTTCATCATATCGAATTTGAAAGAGAATTGTTGCTAAAGAATAGGAAATATGACCTTCCATCCATGGAAGATACTCTTTTAAAATAGGTTCTGGTATAAAACTGGGTATTCCATTATTATACCAGATATTTGCTTCTATATACCATTCAAAGTATCCTTTGCATGGTGGAGGAACTTCATGAATTGTAAGAGTTGGTGATGAGAATGATAGAAGATCTTCATGAATTGTAAGAGTTGGTGATGAGAACGATAGAAGATCTACAGATTTTACAGGTTCTGCAAATTTTAATAATTGTAATTCTGCCTTAAGCATTTTTATATCTTCTTTTGTTTTCTTTAATTCTAAAATTGTTTGTGTCATTTGACAATGTTCAATAAATAAACTTTGAACAGATACTCCTGATTGACTTGAGAAGAATCCATTTTTTAATTTACGAATAGATTCTTCTGGACAGACCTCACATCGTAATGGATTTACTAAGGTAAGGACATTTCCAGGACTTCCATGTGGATACCATCGCCCTAAACTCCATAATTGTCCATGATTATCCATAAAATCATATCTTACAAAATTACTATCTGAATTGCTAATTATATGAATTAAATATACTCCTTCTGTTAGAAGTTCAGAGGGAGTATATTCTTTTTTATGATATATCATTTTAAGACCATTTATAATACAACAACCTGTCCAAACAGAATAATCTAGTTTACCAAAGAATTCCATTGTATGTAATAATTTTATGTATTATTCAATATTATATCATTTTTTAACATTAATAAATAACTAGACGAAATCGATTGCATGCATAACCGGTTCCGCCACATCAAGCCGAATCACCAACCATCCTTCCGTATCCAATCGGTTGGAAAACGTTTCGAACGAGCAATGGTATACAAATCGATCAAAGAGTTGTTGCCGTTCAAGTTTTTGTAAGGACGGTCCTACAAAGAGGAGATCGATTCCATACCGACGACTAGGAGGTAATCGACCAATGGAAAGAACTCCAAACAGGCTGGTAATGGCATAGGATCGTCCCATGGTAAAAAAGGGTGCCATGCATAAATCCACCTTCCATGTTTCATTTGGGAAACAATTATCAAAAACAGCAATCATTCGTTGATCTATGTCAGGATATATATGCCGTTCTGAAAAGAGTTTTGATTGTCGATCGAGTATGTCTTGTTTGACAAATTCAGAGGTACACAATCGATCTTTGGAAAATATCACAGTGTGAGGGATATAAGCTTTCACACGAAGAATCTCCTGAATCAAGCGAGTTGTTTGGTCTGTATCAGAACTAACAACAAACACGGTACTTCCATCGGGAATAGAGATGAGATCAAATATAGATAGGTTCATACTGGCAGTCTATGATATTAGAAGCTTTACATTCATTCCTCCAACATTAGATCTGTATTAATTTGCAACACAAGTTTACAATGAATATCATACAATTTTGACATGAATAATACAGAGGAGAAGGCTCCTCCTATTCGAAAATAGAATGACATGAAGATGGAACAGGCAATCACCATATAATATGTAAGAGGAGTAGCACTTAATCCAGAAATATCTCGATTTAAAAATATATAGGAAAGATAGCGACATTTTCGTTGAACCATATAAAATGCAGGAACTAATACAATGCTTTGTGATGCTAATATAAGTCCTAAGATAGTAGGAATTTTTTCTTGTACATTTGTAAACAGATCAAATACATATTGATATTTTTCATAACTTGCGACTTTGACAGGAAAAATAATGTGTCGCATAATTTGCAAGTATAATATATAGAAACAACATAATTCAATCAAAAGAATATGCGGAAGGGTGGATATTTGTAAAATATATGAATTTGGTCGATAGATTTGTTCAAACTTAATCATTTCCATTGTAAAGGGTGTTTTACACAATTCACAATCATTTCGGGTGGAGATTCGGACCCATCGATACAAACATTGTTTATGAATGTATTGAATACTTCCCTTGCAGACACAGGGTGCCACTAAGGGATTGTTTTTTTCAGCCTGAATATAACAAATTCGACAAGTGTCCATTCTATATAGTATTAGGAATATAAGTTTAAGACCATTATTAAAAAAGTATATTTCTTAGACAGGTATAACCGATCGTGCATCTACCGCGGGTAAGACAGTGACAGGAGCGGTCGGAGTGTCTAAGAGTTTATAAAGACGGGTTCGAACTTCACGGAGTACATCCGCACAGATGAGAAGGAAGAGGATCGAAGGAAGAATGGCAGCGATAATTAATCCTAAATATCCAGGGGGGAGATAGGGTGTTACATATCCCAATACCAAGAAGAAACTTACTAAACACCAATATCCAAAGGCTTTATACACAAAGATAGTTGATGTAAGAAGATTTGGCATGGTTTTCCACATGGCGATCACTCCAACAATCCAAGCAAGTGTTAGAATCGCCGAGAAGACCCACACCGCAGAGGTATAGTATCCAATCGCCATTCGTGTTTGATAGGTTCCCACCCCAAAGAGATAATAGAACGGACATCCCGTTAATACTGCTGCAACAATATTGTTGGAGGCAAAAGACTTAATCAACTTGTCATAGACAGTTCGAATACCCTTACAGTAGTCGTATCGTGTCATTGTAATTAATAAAATTGATGCATTCAATATATTTATCAATTTTATTAATTACAAAATGCACCTTCGTAAAATGATGATGTACAAAGGCTCTTACCATATACCCCATGGAGCATCGGTACGAGCCGGTCTCACGAAGTGGGACCGTTCCTTAGAAGAATTAAAACTATTAGACATTCCCACGGATTCAGAGTCAATTCCCTGGGATGCTGCTCTTATGGACAGTAGTACCTTGGAAAAACTGCTTCCAGCAACTGTACCAATTGCAGAGTATAAACTTCTCTTTGCCTTCCAACGTGTAAAAGATGGTAGAACCATTATTAAGGGTGCGGTGCAGCATCGGACAACAAACAAGGTTGCGAATCTAACTACTCATTCTCAAATCCCAGAGAATGCACATGTATTGTCTCATGTAGGAGGCTATTATGTGAATAAGGCAGATATGGTGGCGCCATTATGCTTTTGGAATGCGTTTAAAGCGTGTTAAAAATATATATTTACAATGTCGCCAAGATCAGATCTTTATACTTTTTTTCTCGTCGTTCACACATAGCATTATACGCTGCCAGATCTTTGATGATCTTATGATCACAGATCCCAGCATATTCTGCTTCTTTTGGATAGAATTGATAGATTAATCCTTTCTCTTCAATCCAGGCATCTGTAATGGGTTTTGCTCCACGAGACTTGTTTAAGGTTTCAGAAATTAATTGAAGATTTCCCAATCGGTGAATATCATAGGCGCCCAGTGTACAACTTATACTATTTGGAATAATATGATCCTTGTTTTGAGGATCCTTCATCTTAATGGAGGGAATTTGCGTTCCATAGAAGATACTGAGGGCAATAGCTTGCATCTTTGTCAATGCGCGACGTTTTGTTTTTTCCACACTTTCCTCTAGATCATCCTGTATACGTGCTGTTAGTAAGGATTCAAGATGCTCTTTGGTAGGAACAACTTCAAAGCTATGAATTGTTTGAATCTTTTTTACTTCATCTGGAATAAAGTTCCCACCCGCCTCATATCGCAAAACATCCATTGGAAGAGATAATTCTCGAAGATCTTCTTTATCTTTATATGTACTAAGAAGCTCATGATATAGAATTACACGGCTAAGATTGGATTGAATCACTTTTAAATCAATTGAATGAGTTACAGCATCTATCACATATACAATGAGTAGAATCGCTACATTTTTTGGCACTTTCAAATACTTTTTAATTTCATTGCATGAAATATTTATATTAAAATACTGAGTATAGATCATGTTTACAATCTTACATGCAGATTCTACTTGATGTAAGAAGGTATTCAATACTATCGCAGAAGGAGCATCATCAAATTCTATATGATTTATATACTTATATAATTTGAAGACCATATCTAAATCTGTTTCTTTGGAAAAGGAGCATGGTTCAGGAATAAAATAGGAATAATGTGCATGAAGTTTATATTGAAAGGCAACCAAGACTTCAAAGAGATTGATAACATCTTTGGAATCTTCTACTATTTTTAATTTTTCTGTACGATTCATATCTTCATAATATTTTGTTTCAATCAAGTGTTTCAATTCATCAAAGGAACTCAAGGTTTCTTTGGTAAAATGCATACGAGAGGTAGAACTGGCAAGTAATTCTTGCTTGCTTAATTTTACACCTCCTTCATTGATGGATTCATAAATATGGCACATTTGATCATTTGTAAGATGCGGAAAGATGGTCATATCCAGTTTAATATCTGCAAATTTTAGTGCATCCAATGTTTCAATCATAGTTTGCCAATCATCTTCTAATTTTGAGATATTGGGCAATTCTTCAACTTTGATGTCTAATTCACGACACACCTTATGAAAGGTTAAGCGACGATCTAATAATTTTTCTAAGGAAAAGGTTACTAATTTAGAATGTATTTCTTTTGAAAAGGAGACTGGAATTGATACGAGATCAAAGGAAAGGGGAGATTCATAAAATTCTAAAATTGTATTGGACCGATTATTTCCATCAAAGATATAATATTTCTTGACTCCTTCCAGAATCACTTCACTCACAAGAAATGGCATGACTGCATTTTTATACGTCTGAATAAATTGGATATACTTGTTCATTTTCACATGATCCCATCGTTTTTTTCGTTGAATACGAGGCTTTAATAAAAGTCCTCGTTTGTATTGATTGAGAAAGGTCTCAATCGACCATTGCACGGTAGTGGACATTATATATTACATAATATATGGCATATCTTAGATTCCTCAATTTTATGCAATATTGTAAGCCGTGATTTCTATAAGATATTTTATATCATAAGGAAATAATTTAGCACATACCGGAAGCATTGGGAGCACCAATGCAGCAAGAGGCATCCTTTGCTGGCTTGGAGCCAGGAGCAGCGCAGGGAGGCTTTGACATATCATCAAACAGTTCATACTGATGAGCAAGATTCATGAGCGGTTTGTGGGCAAGGTGGAATACAAAGGCAAAGACAACCGCATGAGTGGCAGCCACCACTAGCTTCCCCTTTCCAGAAGGAAGTGATACCAATACACCAGGTGTGAGCACAAAGAACAACACAGCAATGACGAGACTCATGAGTGGAAAGAACATTTTATACTGAGGACAGAGAAATTTATAAAAGATTCATTATAAGTTGCACTGAATGATATTGTCCTTCGGAAAGACTTGCTTTTAAGAGTGCTTCATACGCTTTCTTCAACACGCGATACTTTTTCTCCAGTTCTCGGTGTTCTTCTACCAAGGAGGATGTAGAACTAGCAGAATCTAACTGTTCCACATCTTCTTCAATGGTTAATGTGGGATGTACATGGGCACCTATTATTTGGGTCGGAGGGGGTTCCACACGATCCTCTTCTTCCTTTGTGACAACTACCGAATCAATTCCCATTCGTTTGGCAACAATCTCATTCCCATGTTGTTTATAGGTTTGATCAATTAAATCATGTGCTTTATCACAATACTCTGCTCCTAACTGTTCTACAACCTTGGAATCTTTCAACAGTTTCAAAATAGCAGTTTTGGGTTTGCTAAAGGCTGGTTTGCTTTTCAATTTGGCTGGAAAGGATTGTAGCCATAGCAACGGTTCATGACTAATATAGTCAATATACTCTTTCAAAAGTGTTTCTTCCTTATAATCATGGACTCGGTAGGTATCAATGAAGTAGCGATAATGGTCGCTTACTCCGTCTTCTGCCAATCGTTTTTGAGCATCCAACAGATTCATTTTATATGTAAGAGGTGATTATTAGTTTAGATTCTTTTTTCAAGCTCTGCAAGTTTTGCTTTTAAGTCACGAATCTCGGCAATGGCAGTCACCACCAGTTTTGCATAATCTACCATTTGAGTTCCATTCGGGTGTACACTCACCGCTTCCGGTACACACTGTTTCACATCTGTTGCTGAAAATCCAATATCCTTGATACCAGACTCTTTCCAAGTGAATCGAATTGGTGTAGGAAGTTCAATCGATGTATAGGGAGTGATCTCTTTTTTTAACGTTGGATCACTCGGACATACATTTCCTAACGAATAGACATATCCATCACAAAAGACACTACTTGTGGAACATGTAACAGCTGCTCCCATAGAGCTTATATATAAATTGCCATTTTTTATACAATAATTACCTGTAATACTAGAGGTATTTGTACCAGTTGTTCCGGCTACAAAGTTAATGGAATTTACAACTTGAATCGGAGTCGTAGAAAAATTACTAATGGTATTTGCATTAATCTTCTTATTGGTAATATCTACCATACCAAGAATTGCATTTACCTGCGATTGCAATGTTGCAACAGATCCTGCTCCTGTAGCAGAGGTAGTAACATTACTGACGGTAGGAATATTCAAGAGATAAGGAGATTGTCCCCAGGTGAGGTTTGCCATTTCTTCTATCTACGGAACGGATTCTTTCAAAATTACGAGGAACCAAGAAGAGGGGACCGCTATGTCCAATTTTATGAAACCCAATATGTATGCCTCCTACGAAAGTGATACGGATACAGATACTGATTCCGATCTCGATGTAGGAGAAGATAATCGTAAAGAACTAACAAAACCAGTTCAATTTGGTCTTCCACCAGATACACTTACCTATGTTCCCTATGCACCTCCCAAATATGAACTGAAAAAACCAACTACCACCACTCCCCCCGATACAGTGACAAGTCAAGCTACTTCTGTGATCGTTATTAATAGTAAAGATCGTGATCGCACAGTTTATCCAGATCCCACTTTTTTTACACTACGACTTCCCCGTATTTATCGAAATATCAAATCCATTAATTTAACCGAGATTTCAATTCTTAATTCATTTTTCAATTTCAGAGCCAGCAAAGGAAATATTACACTTCCCTTGATTGAATCAGGGCGATCCACTTTCAGTGTCAATATTCGTCAAGGAACCTATAGTGCAGATTCTCTTGTATCAGAGTTACAAAGTGCACTGAATGTAACTCCTCTATTTACAAATCTTAGTTTTACTGCTTTTAAAAATCAATTCAAAGCCTCTGGTAATTTTAATCTCTTGTTCAATCAACCGAATGGACAAATCTTTAACTATCAAACGAATCAATACGATACTGCAACAACTACCAGTCAAATTGTTGCACAATACTTTCAACAGCAAGAAACCTTTGGTATTTCTAATTTTACCAATAATCAGTGTGCAGTTGCCTACTACTATCCTTGTATGAAACAAATGATTTTACAAAAAATTTCCTTTGATTTACACATAGACTATTATAATACGCTTCAACCAGAATCTACCTTATACCCCAATCCATTGGATTACATCTTATTTGGATTTCAAGGGTTGAATGATCGATACATTACTTTTTTAGCAACAGGATTCAATAGTGCTCCCAATATTACCTTGTTTCAAACCTTTCATGATAAAAATACCTTTTTATTTTTTCCAGTGAATCAATATACCTGTCTTTACAATAATCAAACAGGTCGCTTCCAGATTACAGCTCCCTTTATTAATACATCCATTAGTACCGATATTACAAATCAATATAATAATTATTAGAATGAATTGGCATATGATTATGGATTTGATGGTGTAAATGCTCTAACGGTAAGTTTAAATTCCAATACCTTGTTGAAACAGGTTCGTTTAGAATTTTATAACTTTATTCAAAAACAATTTTCAGATTCATTTGGAGTTAACTTTGGAACCTACACTGCAGATTTCTATGTAGATACAAATAATGAGATTGAGTTGTATAATACCAAAAATAGGTTGGGATGGATTACAGATTCCAACTTTATTCCAGATATATTAATTAGTACCTTTCCATTAAAATTACCAGATGTACCTGTGTATTGGCCAAATTTGCAATTTAAATCTTCCACAATTACGGATGCAAATTTAAGTACCGCTACCTTTTATTCCACGATTGGAATGAGTACAAATCTGGATACAAATGGATATCTCCAATTTTCCAATGCATCAGAACACCAGAATGGATATTTTGATATACCCTTTGATATTGCTCCCACCAATTATGCCCGTCTTCTTTTTAAAAGCAAGATGCGGCAAACAATTGAACTAATGACGATTCCACGTGACATTAATAATCGTACAAGTACCAATGCAGAAATTTACAAGTTTGGGTCGACCATAACAGAGACACCCTTTCTATTTTCAACTAATGGAACTATTTTAATCGATCCTTACACGAATCCAAACTTTCAATTATATTCCATGCGTCATGTACTTTTTAAAACTCCTGATTATATGCGATTTAATGGAACCCAATGGTTAACCTATGTGAGTCAAGTGGCACCGCTTAATATTCCAACTCCACCTTCCATTAATGATATCGAAATAACATCCTTTCAACCCTATATCTTGTTTCAAGTAATTGCGGATGAAATGATTGTTATGCCAAATGCAACGTTTGATATTGATATTTATGTAGAAACACAAGATGGGTCTGGATTTCCAGTGGATATTACGCTCTCCTGGTATCGTGATCGATCTGCCTTCATGGCAGATGTGAATGAATTATATAATGGAACCTATGCCCAGAATCCGTATTATTACTTTGTAAATGAGACATTTCCAGCTGGAACCACCTCTGCAACCATTACCTGTAAGACAATTAGTAAGGAAACAAGTTATTTGCTAGTAACAACAGCTAGTAATACACTTCCAGGATCAGTTCCCTTACGAATCTTTGCAGTCAATACAGATTTTTTGTCCCTTGCAACTGTGACACCTGCTTTACCCATTGATTATCGAAAATTACCCTATAGTATGGATGCTATGGAATCAGTGAATCCCATGGATGCTCAGTTTCAAGATCCTCTTACTTCGATTTTTAGTACGGCAACTGATTTCTTTCAACTTGGATATAATAATTCGAATGTATCAAATAATTTAATGGATTGGTTCATTCATGGAAATAATCAAACCCATTATGATCCGAATAACATTGAAACTTTTTCCACCACAACGTTTAATGGACTTCGCTATGTCTTTCAAGATCCAAGTGGAGCGTCAGCAACTCCTGCTCCTGAAACAACAAGTTGGAATCTGTTTTTTCCAACAGGAACTAGCAATACAATAAACGATACATATACAACATCCAATTATGATACATCTAGTTTCACAATTGCAAATGGAACAAGTAATGAATTTACTCTTACAAATTGGTTTAATTCCGCAACAACAAAAGAATCCATGTGGAAACCATTTCCCAATGAAGATTCCAATTATTTGATTGATTGTTCTACAATTCAATCCAGTATAGGAGTCTTTCAAGCATGTATCAATCCTTCTTTTAATTTATTTACAGATATCAGCACCAATTCAGGTGCCTATGATTCGAATGGATTGTCAGGAGTGAGCTTCTTCTTACCTCCTGGAGAAGTCATCAGTATGCAAGAGGTGGTATTAAAGTTTGGATATACAGCTCCTACCTTTACAGATCCAACTGCTACAGTACCTGTGACACGAGAGTCTCTTTATATATCTCCTATTAATTATACAACCTCTCCTACCTGGATAGTAAGTACAAATTCGTTATTAAATGATAATTCGGCAGGAAATGCAAATACAGCATACGGAGGAAATGCAGACGGATATATTCGAAATGCAGTTGCATTATCTTCAACAGGAGAAATTTATTTTACCTACGTAACAACGGGTACAATTACAGGAGGAACAAAACGAGGTTTGCGTGATATTGTTCTTGCAAAACTAAACTCCGATGGAACGCTAGCATGGGCGCTTCAAAATAGTACCTTTAATTTACAAGTTGCTGATGCTTCCAATATATTTTCACAATTATGTATAAGTCCTTCTGGATTTATATATCTTACTATTTTATTTGAATCAAATCCTTACACAGTATGCATTTTTCGGATCAATCCTACAAATGGAGCGATTCTTGCAACATCAACTTGTATTACACTTGTTGGACCAGAAGTTATTAGCCATATTGTTACAAAAACAGACAGTCAAAATAATGTGATTGTATTTACATTTTCAAATACAATTGGAAATCAGGGGTTGTTTAGAGCATATAAATATAGTTCATCTTTGGCAATAGTTGCTGGCTTTACGTTTACACCCATTAGCCTTATTGCCTTCACTAATATAAATCCATTTGTAACATTTATAGATATGTGTGTTGATACCGAGGATAACTATATTTTCACATTTTCTGTAAATTATAACTTATATCATTCATTGACAGGAAGCTATGACATTATTGTTATAAAAACCAATTCAAATGGAACTGTCATATGGTCAATTCAAGATCCCGCCATGAATACAGTTGGAAATAATCAAAATCCATGTGTTACATCCGATTCAATGAATAATATCTATGTTGGATACAGCATTACAGGATCTGTAACGTTTAAAAATGCTATTGCAAAACTAGATCCAGATGGGAATGTTCTTTGGTTCAAAAATGATGCTTCTATTGGAACAACTGTATCTGATAATTATATGCAACTTCTTGCCTCCAGTGATGATACAATTCTTGGAACATTTAACACAACCGGTATATATAATAATGCAAGTTCGTATCCATCTCAACCCAATCTTGGGTTATTTCGCATGAATACAGGTGGAGGCATCTTATGGACAAGTCAAAATCAGAATATCAATGTGAGTGGAATCAATGTGAATTTAATTCCTGCCATTGCAGTTGATTCCACTTTCTTGTATTGTCTTTCCATGATTGATAGTTCTGCAGGATTTGGATCTGCTTATATGAATCTTTTTAAATTGGATTATACAGATTTATCGCCGGTGAGTCTTGCTGCCACAAACTCCTTCTATACAGTTCAAGCCTGTGATCCAGATGTGCAAACGGAGTTTGCATCCTGGGATGATTGGTACCTTCCTAATCGTCAAAATCTTCGTATTGGTGTCTTTCCTACGGCACAAATCTCTTCTATTGCAATGAATTCCTTGGTGATTGAAAGTTCCATTTGCACACTATCTCTCAATAAGATTGCTCAAGTAAATAACTTTACCTATACAACCACCGCCGTTCGACGACGACAGCCTGACTGGGGAACCTATTATACCTATAAAGTAAATCCAACAGAACGTACATTATGGGCACCTAGTACTACAATGATGATAGGAACAGCTGCCAATTGGACATCTACAATTGTGGATGCTGATTTAATTCCTACTTACTACAGTTGCTTAACATCCAATGAAGGATATTTTGAAACAGCACCAAATATTAAGAATTACAATGGATTAGAACGCAATTACGGATTAGCACCCAGTGTTGGATTTACAGTATCTGAGTCTTACTCCACTATTTCCAATTGGGTGTCAGATATTCCAAACAGTTATACCATGGTTCCCTTTTATTGGAGTACAAATACATGGAAAGTAGGAAGTTGGTTCGGTCTCACCTTTACAACAGATCCTCAACTTCCCTCCGCTTCCACACTGGGAGCATCGCCCTATTACGGTCCCCCTGGATTCATGGGGTGGACAACTCGTGTTAGTAGTGTATCGAGTTTTTTTACCTTAACATCAACGGGTATGAGTTCCTTCAAAGCCGTTTATTGGAATGCCAAAATTGCGTTCAACCAGATGAATGATGGATATGAACCGCGTGATGATCTTACTGCCTTTGGAGGAGGAGCAGGAATTTCAGGAGAGCTGCAAGACACGCGTATGTTCTTTTATCAGAATCTAAGTACAGGACAAGATCTTGCTGATATTTATATATCAACAACAAATCAATATGTATATGCAGCAGAAAAAGCTACAAACTATAAAGCCAGAGATGATAACAGTGGATACAATTATTTATCCTTCTTACCCAATCTTACTGTTCGATCAAGTCTGGAAGCCTCCACATGTCAATATGCTGTTCATGTGCGAGGGCAAGTCCCCACAGTTCAGTTTACAACGGGATTACGAGTGATTGGCAAGAATTATACTGATTTTGGAACGCTCCAACTAGATGAACTTCTTACAGAGATTCAACAATTGAATGGATATGTTCCCATTGGACCAAATGCAGCGTATTCCTTTCTCACCTCAAATACCGCAGTAATTAATCAATCCACCTACACCTATCAAAACTTATTAAATAAAAATAATTCGATTCGATATAATTCAAGTATTGGGCGTTATTTCAGCTTTGATTATGCGGATTCACTCATTACTTTTGATCGTCAGTTTTCCGTAGGAACCATAACCTATGGTACAAATGCTGCCGCATCCTATCCTGGTGTGACCTTCTCCTTCTATAATTTTTCAACTGCCTTATCCAGTTACATTGGATTTTTTAATGCCAACTTTACAAATTTTTCAACCATTATTGGAATTTATGGAGAAGCGAATACTCTGTTACAAGACTATATTTCTACGTCTTACAATGGGATTTTACCTCCTCAGTTTATTACGCGATCTCGTTATACAGATCCCTTAACCTTTTCCTTACCCTTTAGTACCACGTTAGTAACACCTTACACAACGGCAGTAGATGAATGGGGATTGGGATGGAATTTAGGCTTTGCCAAAAAGGATACACCGTATGCAGTGAGTCAAACCAGTGAAACCTTTATTCGCATTGTTGCGGATTACCTCTATTTACAATTGAATGAATCATATAATATGAACGGGATTAGTGTGACGGAACCTGAAAACTTATCCTTGACACGTGATGCCATGGGACAGAATCAGCGATACTTTGCTAAGATCTTGTTAAATGATTTTGGATCTATTTCACGAACGGCAGTGCAAATGCCGAAAGAGTTCAGTCCCGCTACCAACAAGTTTGATACCTTTAGTTTTCAATTGGTGGATAAACTTGGTCAACCGGTAGCAAATAATGATTGCGATAGTGATTTAACCTTACAGATTGTGGAAGAACGTGTTGATTTGAAGATTGATACACATCCGGCACAAAATGTGATACGATAGTGAATATATTATAATTATAATTATACTAGAGATTTTCTCTACTATAGTTAGAATGGCTGCACTGCCGATGTCAGAATTGGAAATAGAAAAATATAAGAAAAAATATCCTGAGTTAGGATTATTTCGAGGAAAGCATCTTGTTTTCAAACGCTCCAAGGATTGGAAATTGATTGATGAAACCAATAAATATTCCTTTCAAGCTCGTATGAACTGTAGGCGAGAAGGAAGCAAGTATAGTCCCTTAGAATATGCAAAACGTCATCGTGTCACATTAAAAGTAGCGCGAAAGAAAGTGGGAGAATGTGGACTTTATCATGCTCCAGCTGGATTAGCAGTTATTAATCTGTTCAAACCAAAACGATGGTTAGACCCAACCTCTGGTTGGGGCGATCGATTACGCATTGCATTACTGTCTAAAATCGATATCTATACTGGAATTGATAGTAATCCAGAACTAGTGGAAGCATATAAACGAATTTTGCAAGCCTATCCATCAAATACAAAGGTGGAGATGATCTCTTCCCGGTTTCAGAATGCTACATTAAAAACAAAAAAGTACGATTTAGTATTCACATCTCCTCCCTTTAATATGTATGAAGTGTATAAAGGAGCAACATCCTGGAAAACATTGGATCACTTTTATGAAGAATTTTTGGATCCCTTCTTCCGGTTTTGTGTAGATCATTTATTGGTGAAAGGGCATCTGGTGTTGTACATTGAAAAAGCGGATGCGGAAAAGATGCTTCGCCATGTTGCGGACATTCTTCCCATGTTAGAGTACGAAGGAGTCTTTTATTATGAAGGGGAAGGGTCACTTCGCCCTTATTATGTATGGAAAAAGCGATCTTCCCGGTAAATATTTTCGGTGGAAAGAGTAGAAACATTCATGTCAACTAAAATTGTTAAAGATATTCTAGTTTCAGGATTAGAATTAGGACCAGCTGGTCCTGATGGTTCCAGGCGTATTATATCAGGAACAGTGACGGATAAGACCGCCTATGATTATAGTAGAAATGCGAATGCATTAACTATATTAACAAATACACGAGATCAACTAAGAACTATGAGAAATCAATTACTTCAAAATGCTCCCGTTTTATATGGAGGTGCTGATCCGGATGTTCCTGTTGTGGGTCAAAATGCGCAGCCCATTGTTCCAGCGAATGCTATTGGTGTAGCTATTATAGCTAATATTATAGGTGCAGATTCCAAGAGCAAGGAGTACCATATTGGTGTAATTACTGCTGAAAAGACAGCAGCATCTCCTGCATATGTACCCCCATATCCTGTTATTGATCAAGCAAATTCACTTGTAAAACAATTATATTCTGCTATAAATCAATCGAATACATTGAATGGTATTGAAAATTTACCACCAGACCAGAAAGATAATGCTCTAAATGAAGCATTTCGAAAATATTTAGGAGGTTCAGGGGGAGCGCAACCCGCAGCCACTGAATACGGAAGTGCTCGTGATAATAATGGATTAATTGGAAAAATTGTAGATATTGCACTAGCATCAAAAAAACCAAATGGAAAACCAGGGAACTCCGCCGTAGGATATGATATACGACACACAATACCTACAGCAAAGATTGCATATGATATGGCAGTTGCAGCAATTGCAGATTTAAATGCAAAAATACAAGATGCTGTGTTAAGACCGTTGATTAATACATGTCGTACATCAGTTGCAGGTACTCCTGCTGCTGCTGCAGCACTAGTAGCTCTTCAAGCTGTGATTCCTGCAAATCCACATGCAAGCGCTTCCGTTATTGCAGAAGCAAATGCTGAAATAACTCGTCTTACACCCGCTGGTGGTGGTGGTGGTGGTGGTGGCGGTGGTGGTGGTGGCGGTGGTGGTGCTCCTATTAATCTTGCTGCCGCACAAGCTATTGTGGGACCGATCGCACCAGTTGATTTAGCTAATGCACAAGCTGTGTTAGCAGCTCTTCGGGCTGCAATTGCAGCTGGTGCACCGGGAGGTGCAGCACCAGCTCCCAATCACGCTGCTGCAGTAGTGGAAGAACTTCGTTTGGCTCCGTTGGTTGCTGCTGCTGCTGCTGGTCCTCCTCCCCGCGGTCCAGCTTTTGAGGCTGCACTAACCGCTGCACGTGATGCACTGATAGCTGCAGCAAATGTAATTTATCCTCCTGGAGCCAATCCTCCTCTTCCCCCCCACGCAGACAATGGAGCTCTACGACTAGCTGCAACTAATGCTGCACCAGCAGCATTAGCAGCACATGTAGCGGCAATTCCTGTACTAGCAGCTATGCAGGCATTACCACCTCCTGACCCTGCAGTTGCCGCAGCACACGCTAATGCCCGAAGATTATTGGCACAATCAATCGCAGCACTTGGAAGTGCAAATAGAATTATGCTAAATGCCGGGCTTGATCTAGGAGCAGGAGCAGGCAATGGCAATGGAGCAAATCAAATAGGTGGAACTCCTCTCGAGGCTACTCAAGCTCTTGCTGCGACTGCCGCTCTTGCCGCTGCTCCTGCACCACTCGATCAACCAACTGCTGCAAATCTTCGTATAATTGCTGCTGAATGTGATGTAGTAATAGCTGCAGCAGCACCTCCAGCAGGTATACGAGCCTTTGTCGGCGGTCGTCGCAATCGATCCCCTCCTCGTAAATCACGTAAACTTCGTGAAAACATACGTCGACGCCGCAATACACGCCGATCAAAGCATTAAATATCATAAAAATTGATACTATACACAGTATATCATTTGTAAAATAATATATTATGCAACGTACGTGCAGTTCTCATTCGTGCACCTGTCCTTCAGATACAATAGGAGGATGCGGATATTATGGACTACATTCCTTTCGCAACGGAACTCCCTTTCCACATGGATCCTTTCCTCAAACAAACGTAGATCCACATGGATGTGATCCATATAATAACGGTGGAACTTATCCACCAGATCCCTATATGGCTCCAGAAGTGATTCAAGACATTCGTGCACAACGCGCAAAGAGTACAAACACTTCTATAATCTGCGTTTCAACTATTGCAGTTGTGGTTGCAGTGGGTGCTGCCATCGCCCTGATTCGATAATTTAAAAATTGAATCATCCATATTTCTTTTTTCTAAAATAAAATCATGTTTTACAAAGAATTTAATCGCAATCAAGCAGAAATATACATAGTTGAACATCCAACTCATGTAATTCTTCGTCCCTCCACTTACACAAAAATATATCCAATGATTCTAGCTGTTTCTTATATGTATAAAGAAGCTGTACAACATAGTCTTGTGTATAAATCAGATATAAATATATTCTATTCTGTGATTACAGATGACAAGAATATACCAATATGTTCAATCTATATTGGATCACAAATAGAATTGGAACTATCTCTAAAAAAATTGATAAACATGTAATTTGTTATATATAGTATAATTACAAATTATATAGTATGTATTTTGATATTCAGAAGGAGATGGAGAAGATGCAGCTGGAGACATTCTACTGTGCACAAGAGGCGCAACTGCTGCATGACTACCTTTCTTCAAACCTGACTGAGGAAATTGCTCAAAGACAAATTAAGATACAGTGTCGCAATCCAACTCATTATACCACACGGTGGGATATTTCTGGAAAGTCTCAGTTTGGAGGCATTTCTGTGTCCGTCCCAACGGGTACAATGGGAAATCGGCTCCAAGATGGTGTAGGTCCATATAAACGACCAGGCACCTATGAGATTGCTCTCCTAGATTCAGGAAACAATCTTGTATATGTCAATAAACTGGGGTATGATGATGTTAGATGTTTCTACTCTCATAAGGAAGTGTTTGATGAGATCAAGCGTCTGATTGATGTAAAAGGATCTGTGCTAGCTACAACTGCATCCAACTCTGCAGCAGCAATTTCTGTATCAAACTCTTCAAGCTCTAGCTCCACAGGACTTATGTTCGTTGGATAAAAAAATTGATATAATTTTATTTTTTATACAATAAGTCATGTAAAATATTCATAATGTTTGATACGGTAGTCTATAGTAGCATTATTCTAGGCTTATTCCAGTATATATGTGCGAATGTTCCTTGGTCCTCTATATTTCTTATGACTCATTATATGGGAATTAATCAATATATCATTGTAAACCGAGAAGTAATAAATCGTGTTCAAAGTCGTGTAAAATATACATCTGAACGGTCTGATAATGGAAAAAAGTCTGGATATTCGATTGGATATTGGTACTTTATGAACATTGCAAAAGGTAGCATCTGGATGATTGCAACGGAAGCATCCTATACAGAACTTACGAAGGATATTCGTGAAGTTGTCATAACTGAAAAATCACATAAGATATTGGAAATATATGATCGTGGTGGACCATTTAATGGTTCATGGTTTCAAAAACGCAAGATTTATGGATCATGGACACCACATCCTGCTCAATATACAATTATTAAACGTATACAAACGCTTTTGACTAGAAAAGAGCATCCTCATGCAGTCATCTATCTTCATGGACCTCCTGGAACAGGTAAATCAATGATTGCCATTCTTCTTGCACTTGAAATAAGTGGTGCTTATTGCAATACACTCAAACCATGGCAACCAGGCGATACCATTGCCAATTTGTGGAATGAAGTCGAACCGATCGAGAAACGTCCACTTGTGATTGTATTTGATGAGTTTGATATTGCCCTTCTTCAAATTCACACAGGAATTTCATTAGATAGAATGACTCCAATTGCGGTTCAAGATAAATCAGGATGGAATCGTATGTTAGATGATTTTGATATTGGAATATATCCTCATACCGTGCTTATTCTTACAAGTAATAAAGGACCAGAGTTTATCAATAATCTGGATCCTTCTTACATTCGAAAGAACCGTGTGAATGAAATATTTCATTTGAATGAAGTGATTAACTAGATTTGTGCGCTATTTCTGAGATTTTTTTTCATTGATAAAAAATGATATTATTTTTAAATGTATATAACTAATTATAAAATGCCGAACTATGCGGAAGGAAAGATCTACGCGATTAAATCGCCTGAGACAGACAAAGTGTATATTGGATCTACTACACAATCTTTGAATAAACGGTTTATAGGTCATAAACATGATGCCGTAAGAAATGCTCCTTGTAAATCAAAAGAAATATTTCAATATAAAGATACATATATAGAATTGATTGAAAATTATTCTTGTAAAACAATTGAAGAATTACATACAAGAGAAGCTGAAATTATGAAAATTACTCCAAATATTATAAATAAATTTATCCCAGGTGTTAGAACTGTTAATCCACTAAAGAAAGAGAAAAATACAGAAGCAAAACGAAAAGCTCGTCAAAGACAAAAGGATGCTCGATTATCAGGAGTTCCAATACCTGTTAGATCAGGTAAAATTGGAAGACCTGTAAAAATACATACTGATAGAAATATAGAAGTTAATGCATTAAAACAAGAAAATTTAAAATTATATAGTGAAATTAAAGTATTAAAAAATAATATTAAAAAAATGCAAAAAGAAACAATTGAAATTTTAAAAGATCGTAATAAATTAATGAAAGAATTATTTATAATGATGCTGGATAATAAAATGTTAAAAATAAGATTAGATAAATATATTGAGAAATAGCGCATAAAATGATATATATAAATATATCTGAATAAATTTGAGATTTATTTAGATATATATTATTTTGTGCCCTATTTCTTATATTTAAATTATGTCGTAAAATAAGATTAAAAATATTTTTTTGTCCCCAGATTTGCGATTTTAATCTTGACGTAAATCTATAGATTTACGTCAAGATTAAAATCGCCGCAAAATAAATCTGAAAAATCTGCGCTAATTCTTATTATATTTTCTATATAGAAATAGCGCATAAAATAATGCAAGATTTATTCAGATTTATTTGAATATTTGCATAAAATTGCACCCTATTTCTGTGAAAAATTGAGACTTATAAATACACATTATATTATTATAAAATGGTACATATATTATGTCATACATTAGACAAGCTTCGATATTTTCGTAATCTTCTTATTACAGAAGATACGCGTGTCCGAATTTTAATTGGAAATGATAGTTTGCTCCATACATTGAACTTAGCTTTAGAGGATATGAAAGATGTTCCTGTGAATCAATTAGCAATTATACGAGAGTATGTACCACCAAAACTGATAGATACTGGGAAGGTATTAATGGGCGATCCAATTCTGGTCTATGTTCGACGAAGACATGATACCTTTGCGAATTCATTGATGGAAGAATATGGTGATTGTGAAGTTATTGTATTTGAAAAAGATCCAATCTTGTAATATGGTTATGTATTTCATGTACAATCTTGTAAAATTTAAATCCTATAAAATGTCCAAGAACTATCATAACTAATATTACACCCCATAGACTCGTCATAAAATAATGGATTTCCATCCGTATTTAGTCCTACAAAGGTTCTAAAAATAGTGGTTATCATCTCCTTACATCCTCCATCACTATAAATTCTATACTGCCTGCCTTGTACAAGTTCATTGATGGATAATGAATTCATTTTATATTAAAACATTGTTTATATTCTTTAAGTAAAAAGTTTAATTGATTAGCATATTTTAGGAAGTTATGCTTTTGGAATTGGTAGTTCCAATTTATATGGCAATTCCTTATAAAATGTAATATTTCCATCTTTTTGAAACTCTACACCAAAGACTTTTA